CTGTGGCGACCTTGGCGAATGCGCCAGGATTCGTGCAAGAGCCGGGCGCACGGTAGAGATTGTCTGACGCCCAATCCGACTCAGTGTTTGGATCAGCGGCGAGATTCACGGTTGCGGCCTCGACGAGTGCTGGCGCGCAAATAACGATCAGGCTCACGAGCAAAATTCTTACGACAAATAGCATCGGGATTCCTCCTTAAGGTGCGACGGCAGCGCCAGCAGAAGCGCCGGCCTGCGCGCACTTTGGTCAGTTTGTTACACCGAATACACGTGATTTGCTTAAGTCTCACCCCACGATGTAGCCTGGCGCGGACTTTGAGTCTCAACAAACACGTCTCACAAAGAGAATGTCCTAATGAGACCTCAACATGCTTATGCCAGAGACATCTCTTCATTTCTTCATCTTCTCAGCAATGGCTTCTGCAATCTCACGCCGGCGCTTGTCGCCAGGGGAGCCAGGCTTGAAGGATTTGTAACCTTCTCGCTTGGCTTGTGCTGTGGCAATGCGGAACTTGCGCTCAAGGATCTCCTTGAGTTTGCTCATAGTCAAGCCTCACTCAATAGTCAAGTCATAGGTGGTTTGGAGCGAGTCACCAGACGACAATGCAATACCGCCTGTCAGAATACGAGTCCACATAGTACCACCACCAGTTGCAGCCTGACTCATCAAACAGAACTCTTGAATCGTCACGTTAGCGTCAACAGTGTTGGTGCCAACCGTGCGATAGATGTTTGCGCCATTGTTGGTTTGGCTGCCAGTGGCACGAGTGTTGTCAGGGTTGTACTGGGTTGTGAGCTCTGTGACGCAGCCCGTATCGGATTCGGCAATGGACTGGGAACTAGTCCCAATCCCATGATACTTAAAGTTCTGAACGGTGGTGCAGGTTGGAGTGCCAGTCCCACCAAAACAGTCCCGCAGGGCAGTTTCGCCGGCGTTCACAATTTGGTTGGGGATTGGGAAGGCATTTTGCCAGATTACCTTGCCAGCGCGAATCTGCTGCACGTTCAACACGCCGCTGATCTTGTGGCCAAGCATCTCAGTGATGCCAGGCTTCTCCATGAACGGTAGCTTTGGGCCGCCACCACCGATAAGCTGGCCAAGGAAGTAGATCACACTCCCAATCAGCGACAAGATTGCAGTCCAACCAATCGCGGCATGGTGGAATTTTGGGCCAGGCTTGATGACCTTGGTCCCGAAGCCTTCGCCAAGTTGCATGTTCTCGTTGCTCACGTTATCACCTCACAAGTTCAAGTTTTGGCAAAATTGCCAAAATTTAGTCGCGTTTGAATCTGGCCAGAAAATTGTAAACTGCCTGGAACACGCTATTGGCCTTGATGACCGGGATCGAAGCCAGAGCTTCGCTGACCAAGAACAATCCCCAGCCAATCATTCCCCAATCCACTGCGTTCGCAATATGCCAGATGGTTGGGAGGTTGGTGATGAAGTCCCACATATTAGATCTCCTCGGTTGGTGTAAACTGGCAATGCCAGATTACTTGGTTGCCTTCACGAAGCAGAATTTTTTCTGCTCCAATTCCAGTGCGCATGAAGTCTACAAGCTCCCAGCCTTGGGCGGTCGGTAGTCCATCTCGATCTACCCAAGGCTCCACATCAAAAGCATAGCCGCTCAGGTGGCGAGAGAGACGTGAGAGCCAGGACTCGCTCTGCTGGGCCAAGTAGTCGTAGATGGTCTGCTCGAGCTGGCGCAACGTCTTGATGTCTGTGATATTTTTGTCCAGAATACTTTGCAACTCCTGGCCTACATAGTAAGTCTTGCCAATCCACTTCGGATCTCTGAACTGGTTCACGGCCATCACTCTGGCTTGAGCCGCCAGATCGCGGTAGCCAGAGGTGAACTTGACGTCTGGAAACCTCTCATTCAACAACACTGCGCCAGCTTTCGCACGGGGAGCGAGACGCAGCAAGTCGATTTGTTCTCTTGTCGCCATTACAACACTCGAACTTGGGCCTGGACCAGACTCTGCCCAGCGGCCTTGCTACTCAAGATAGCCACCAACGAGTCACAAGCGCCATCAAAGTATAACTCACCTGAAGCCGGGTTTAACTCAATAATGTTGTTATTGGCTAAGGAGCCAATACCAAGCGAGACCTGCGCCACGCTCAAACTGTTTGCAACAGCCGCAGTGGTGAGGGGGGCAGTAGTTGCACGCACTCTCACGCCATAGTAGCCTACTGGTACGTTTGTCCCGTGGCTGGCGCTCATTGGAGTCCAGTCACTTGGAGCCAAGAACAGAATCAAGTTCTCCCCAGTGGCCCACTGGCCGCCAGTGGTTGGCGGAACCAACGCATTGGCAAGAGTGGCCCAGCTACCGCCAGCTACAGAGTATTCAAGCACTCGCACTGGAGTACCACCAACACTAGCTGTTGAGATGTCAATACAAATTGCGCCAAACTGCCAGAGTGCGGCAACCAAGAACCCATCCCCGCCAGTTGTGGTTTCGAGTGGAAAGTCGCCAGTGGCAGCACTTTGAGCATCACTCGTGTCATCAGTGAAGGTTGAGCTGCTGGCGGTCCACTGCCCCGCTTTCCAGCCTGAGGGATGCAATCTTGCGCCAAACCCAACTCCGTTAAGAGTCACGCCGGCGCGGTTTTGGATTTGCCCATAGCCTAGCCCGAACCTGAAAACTTCAGTGAGGCCACCAATGGATGGTGGACGCCACAGCACTCCATCAAAAGAGTAGGGCTTCCCTCCATCCATCAACAAGCTCACGCCGCGAGTGATTGAGGTATAAACTGCTCCGGGCTTCATGGCACCTCCTTAGCCCAAAGGCTCGTAGTCAACAATCACCACAGGCTCTTGGCCGCCCGTCGGGCCAGTAGAACCTGTGGGAGTGGTTGTCACTGCGTAGGCGAGGCCTGTGTTGAGCACCAGTGAACCCTGACTGCCTTTGAACACAACTTTCACAACGGCCTCATCAACAGTGCCAGAACCAGCTGGCACAGGGATCACAATCTCTGGCACTGTGGTGCCGACAGTAGGTGCGTTGGTGTTGAATAGCTGTAGGAATAGTCTAGGCGCAGCTGCAGCTCTCTGCTCCACCCTTACCCCACGTAGCCGGGTGAAGCCGGCCCTAACAGAGACTGCCGTAGCACCTGCTGCGTTGGTTCTACTCTGTGCCATCACTCACCTCCTCAGCAAACGCCTTCCCGCTGCTGCCAGAGCCAGAATGTTGAGAGAATGCACCAGCCATCTGGATAGGAATTACGCGGTTCTTGTTGAGGTCAGGGTTCGCAAACCTGATGGTTTTGAAGTTCCCTTCCATGTCACTCCGGTCGATCAGCTCCTCATCCTGGCCGCGAGAGTATCCCAGCTCACTGCAATCCGTCAACTCTGTACCATCGCTGGCCTTGATGCCTAGCAGATAAACTGCTTCGCCTGTGTGAGGATTGAGTTTAGCCACGTGTTTGTAGTAGGCATGCCAGGCACAAGCCTTGTCGACCATCAAAGGCTTGTTTGGCAGCACGCAGTAAGGCACAGAATCGAACATGAAGTCGATCTTCTGGCCGGTTCGGTTGATTAGTTGGACCGCTTCCATAAAATGTGCTCCATATCAAGTTGGCCAGGCCGGCCAGGCCGGCCAGGCTGTTGAGGCCTGACCAGCCCAGCACAGTAGCAATTATCCTACGTGAGCCACAATCACGTTGGCAGTGATACCATCCCACCGCACACAAGAGGCCGGCCGGTCGAGGGAGTAGTTCTCGAACACCCTATACCGAGCCTCATAAGCATCTTGGTTCGTGAGACGTAGCAGAATCGTGCCATCGTCATCGGCCCATTCACCTTCGACCTCTACCCACCGGGTTGCAGTGGTCATGTCGAGACCAAACAACATTCCATAGGGGGCATCCTTGTCGACGTACCACGGAATTTTGCCGAAGGTGACGTCTTTCATCTTTGCTGCTTGGGTGCCTGCATCCGGCGCTTGCAGATCACCGCCAGCGTATCGCCGGTCCACCTCCATAAGCGTCAAGTAGGCTCGGCGCACGGAGTGGTGGCAGACGAAGCCGGTGATGTTGCCTTCGCCAAGCTGGTCTGCGACATCTAGCCCTCGCTGCAATACATCTGCCGAGAGCGGTCCCACGTTAGAGATCACAGTGGACTTGAAGATGGGATACGTAGTCCGGCTGACGTTGTTGAGGGTGTCAACGTAGGTGCCATCATCCACCAGAGCCAACAATCCGTTGTACTCCTGGTTGTATGCGCAGTCGCTGACGACCAGGGTCGAAGCGCCAGAGGCAATCTTCACCACCAGGTCGTTGTCAGCGGTGCCGGTGGGAGGCGCACTTGACAAGGTGACGTTAGTGCCATCAGTTGACACTGCCGTGACTTGTCGGCCAGGGCTGGCACCAGTGCCCCTCAGCGCGCCGTTCGAGGGGTTGATGAAGGCAATCCACATCCCAGGATTCAGGAAGCGGTTGCCGTGCGTCGCGCCAGGGACACCGCCAGGCGAATCTAAGATGAGCGTAGCGTCGCTTGTTGGATTGGCCTCGTTGATGAGGGCCAAGGTGCCTTTGCCAGAACCGAACATGGCCCGGTTCAGGTCGTTGGACAAGTCGCGCACCAGACCTAGCATCTCTTGATCCATGGCCCGCTTGAACGCACCCTTGGAAGTACGAGAGTGCTTGATGGTCTGGATCGAGAGCTGAATACGGCCATGGGCATAGCGAATGGGGATGCGAGTCTCGACGTAGCCCTGCTGCCCAGCCACAGGCAACGTGCCGTTCTCAGTCGTGAACATCACCCCTTGGTTACGGGAGATGTTGAGCGGATAGCGCACGTGCCGGCCTTCCCAGGACCCAGTTTCCTTTTTGAACATACTCCTGGTCCGGGTTCGGCTGTTCAGAAGCGGAATGATGGTCTTTTCGTAGACTTCCTTCAGCACGGCGTCAAAGGCCGCGAGGTCTAGCGCCATGCCAAAAAAGATACCCAAGCCAGTCACGAGGCTCAGGATATCCCAGTTTGAGAACACAAGCGTAAGCATTTGGCTACTCCTGATGTTGCATGAGCAACTCAAAGGCTGCATCTCCAGCATCATCGAGCATCTCACGCTCTGTGAGGTCTTTTTTAGGCTCCTTAGGAGCGGCTCCGCCTGCTGGCGCAGGCTTTGTCTTCGCTGGCTGCTTCTTAGCCTGGACACTGGCGCCAGGGATGTTCTTCATATCCCCAAACAACCCAGTTTTGAAGACCTTGAAAGCATCATCAAAGACAGTGGGATCGAATCCCAGGAACCTCTCCATCAACGCCTCATCGGATGAGATGATCCCACTGAGCGCGTTGGTGAGAGCCACCACGTTCTTGTCGTTGACTTCCCTACCCAGATCAGTCAAAAACTTCTCGGTCCGGCGGTTGCCTTCGGAGATGTAGGCTTTTGACTGGCGTTGGAGGTAGGCTTCCATCCGATCTGCGGCGCTAATGGCTTTTGCAAATCGTGGGACTTGCAAGAGCTCGCGCTCGATCTGCTCAACCTCCTGGTCGCTGAATCGCTTGCCAGGATTCTGTTCAAGCCAGCGGAGACGCTCGAGAGCCTGGCGAATCTCTGCCGGCGAACCCAACGCCTTGAACTGTTTGAGCATGTTGTTAACTTCGTCGAAGCGAGACTTGGGAATCATGTGGCTGGCACCTGTATCGCCGGTGGGACGCGAGCCTTCAGAGCCAAGTTCTCCTTCGACAGGCTGATGGCCAGTTTCACCGCCGCCAGCTTCGCCCTCAACCCCTTCGGCCATGAGAGCAAAACGAGACGCAGGGGACCATCCACCTTCCAATGACTGCAGGATGCGATTCATGGAACCTCCTATGCCTACACTTTTTAACGCGGTCGTGTCCGCGCGGGCGTTACGCTCTGAGCACCACGCTCAGAGGAATCAGATTTGGGCCAGGTCGTAGACAACCCAACCCCCGACAACCACGCTGGCGCTCAGGTTAATCACAAATGGATCACCTTGCTGCGCTGCGTAGAAGATGTAGTCGTCGGTTTCAAACCTTCGAGTCCAATACAAGTCTTTGCCGGCTGGCAAGCCAAGCACTCCAGTCAAGGCCGTGCTGGCGCTTAGCAACCTTATGTCCACCGCGCCCTTGGCAACCAGCGCCAGGCTCTTGATCCGCCAGCGAAAACCGGCAGAGCCTGGGATGATGACAGTGTTGCCACTGGCTGATGCATCAATCGGGGCTTGGGGCATGCAGTGCTACTCCTTCTCCTCCATCTCATAATTCATGCCCTTCGCATGACGCCCGCGCTTGCGGGGTCTGAAAGCCGGGGCGTTGGACGGTGTTTCTTGGTGCTCTGCTTCGGCCTCTTCAATAGGCTCTAGTGCCAGCTTAGCGCCGCAGCTTGGGCATTTGATGGATTGATCCATTGCCTACTCCTTTCCTTGGCAGTTACTAACGCTTGGCTCTTTCCAGCACTCGAAGTCTTTCCTCGTGGTCCAATAACTGGCGCTCTTGGTCTTTTCTTCTTTCCTCAAGAACTGCATAGTTACTGACGGCCCGAAGTATGTGGGCTTGCTGGTCGTGTAGGAGCTCCAGTTCTCGTTCCAACCCGCGAGTGTATAGCCCAGCAAGCACCCCAAAGACAGCGAGCAGAAGCACGCAAGCGCCAGCAAAGAGGAATCTGTAGTGATCGGCCCAACGACCGTTCGACGCATGTAGTGTTTCCAATGTTTCAAGTTACCTCCGCTGCGCGCACTCAAGCGCATGGTTAGTATTGGTTGTGGCCGCCGGAGCCAAGAGCAACGCTACCGCCTTCGCGGAGCTGGCCCATCGTGTTGTCATTGGTCTCATTGGCCTTGCTACCAGCTTCGCCAGCACGAGAGCCCTGGCTGGGAAGTTTTGGCAAATTTGCCGGAGCTTGTGCTACCGGCGGTTGCATTGCAATCAAGTGCGTTAGCTGGTGTTGTTTCCAGTAGAGTTTCTTCCATTGCGGGAGCTGTTGCCAGACATCCGAGCGAGTGGGTTTGCGGTGCTCCGCAATATGTACTACGTGGTTGTCGAAGATTTCGTCTGCAACCGGCCCTCCTGGCGGAAACGGTTGCTCAGGCGTCACGCCTAGCGGAAGCTGTGTAACAGGATCGAGAGGAGGATTCCAGGCCAGCAATGCTTCCCACTCTCCCGCGGCATAGCGCACGTCCTCGTCGTGGACACCTAGAACATTCGACATGCCGAACATCTGGGCAATGGAATAGCGTTGCTCGGGGTCTGCAGGATTGACAACGCCTAGCTTCGCCAGGGATTCGATTAGGGCCTGCTCGGCCAGTTTGGAGCGGGGCTTGCTGGCGGCACCTTCAATCCTAAGATCCACCGAACCTTGGAGGTCGCTGTTTTTGAAGGATTGGATCTCCCACCCACCACTGGCACCTTTCAGCTTGCGAATGCGCGCTTCGGTAACGTAGGTGCGGAACATTTTGAGGGACATAGAGTAGAGGTCAACCCAGCTCTGCTCCCAATCCGCAAACACACTGGCGAAGCGTCCATAGCTGCGCTCAGTGAGGAGTTGGATAGCGTAGCCGGCGCTGACGCCTCGAGGCACGTTGCCCTTCAGTGCGTCAAAGGTTCCGCCAAGCTCCTCAAAGTCTGCTTGGATTTGTTCTTTCCATTTGAGGAGGATGTCGGGGAATGGGGAGGTGGTGATGACCTCGGGTTTGTAGCCTCCGCTACCAGTAGGGGTGTAGCGAATGCGCTGGCCGGGTTCGCCGCTGGTCTCACTCACAGAGCTACCAACCGGCAAGAGCCAGGTCACATAGACGCCTTTCATGGCGGACATCTCAATGAGACTTTCCAGCCTGTTTAGCTGGTCTTGTTTGGAGATGAGGTCGTAAGCTGGCGTTTTGCTGTAGAGTCGGCCAGGGACCATCTCATAGCCAAACTTCACTAACGGCAGGTAGTATTGCTTGCTGCCATCGCGGAGTTCCTCGTAGTGAGGAGATTCGCCAAGCTCCAGCACCGTTTCGTCTGCTGCCATCACGACATGGAGACCTTGAGGGTATTCGTCTGATGGGAGTTCAACGTGGGTGTAGATCGTGACACGATCACGGTGCGAAGCGCCAGTGAGATTGTAACCCGAATCCTCGGTGCTGAACGCCAGAGCTTCCATGAAATACTGCGCCGTGCGCGTTGCAGAGGAAGTGTCCGGACTAAGATTAGCCGCTTTTTCACCATAGATTGCCTTTACGTGCTGGAGACTGTAGCTTCGTGCGATGGTGAAGCGAGTATGCTTCGCCATTTGTGGGATGTCTGGGTTGAGGTAGACTTCAAGTGGCGAGAGCACCTCAACTGTCATGCGGCCCTTGGGGTAGGATTGGGCTTCGGGCTGCTGGCCTTCGCCTAGCGAGGCGATTGGAGGGATGGTCGTCCCGCACTGTGGACAGCCGCCGGCGAAGTCTAGAGGCTGGGCCGTCGCGCCACAAGCTGCGCAAGCGAGGTTTGGGATTTGGACCATCCCAAGTGTTTCGTCTGCTTTGTCGTAGTGGACATAGGCAAAGGCGTCACCACAGAGAGTCATCCAGCGCGCAAGTTGCTTGCGAACATCTTCGACCTTGATTTCATCAGAGATTACCTCGAGGATGCGATCTGCCACATTGGCAGAGCCAATGTCTGCTGGGTCGCTGGTGGCTGGCCAAGCTGATGGCATGACCTTGGTGGCCTGGATAGCCGACACGATGGTGTCAACAGTACTGGCGTAGCGGTTGGTGACGGGTTTGGGGACCCACTTGCGTAGCTTCTTCTCACGCCAACGCCGGCTGCGAGCGTCCCAGGTGAGCCATTGATTGCCGAGGTAGTAGAGGACACTCCTAAACCACAAGCGCTCAAAGCTCCAGCGAAGCCGGTCGCAGTCTTTGATGAAGTCAAGAACTCGCGAAGCAGCTTTGCGGGAATCTTCGTAAGGATTTCTCTCGCTACCAGCGTCAGCAACAGGCTGGACGACAGGATATGTCGAGACTCCTCCTTGGCCGTCAACACTAGTCTGACCTAGAAGCCGGTCAAAAATCTTTTCAACCAACGAATTCATCGCTTGCCACTCGGCTCCTTCGATTATCCGTCAGATCGTCATCGACTTCGTCAAAAACCGGCATTGAGAGCAAGGACTCAGGTGAGCAACCGGCTATCGCCACCTCAGGCACGCCGGCTTTCGCAAGTAGTCGAGCTTGCAGCCGCTCAATGCGCTGCTCGTACTTCTCCCGCTCCTGGCGAAGCTCTTCCTCAAGAGCCTTGATGCGGGCTTCCAACATTGCTATGAGTTTACGGTTGAACATCGCTGTCGCTGGCGCCATTGCGCTCCATGGGAGCTAAGCCCCAAGGGAGCTAAGCCCAAGCCACAGGGGAACTAAGCCATAGCTACAAGAACTCCCCAATCCCAACTTCAGTCGCCGGCTCCTCAATCTCAAAACCATCTTCAAGTGGATCTGGCAAAGGTTCAAGAATCCCTCTCCTCACCGCGTCAGCCCGCCAGTAACGTGCGCTCACTGGATCACGGGACTCAAGTTCTTTGAGCCGCTGCTCCAAGCCTGGCTTTTTGACTGGGTTGCTGGGCACCAACAACCGCACGGCGTAGCTGAAGGCATCAAGGATGTCCCTGGTGCGGCCCAGCGGAAATGTCTCATATTCCTCAATAAACTCAAACATCCCGCGCTGGATGTAGATTTGGCCGGTGCGAAAGTAGGGTTGGAGGCTCAGGATGCGCTGGTCCTTTTTCTCATTTCGGTCTGGCTTGAGCATCAGAAGGGCGTGATGCTGGCCGCGGTTCTCCATCTCTCGCTTGATGTAAGGTTCCAGGGCCTGTTGAAACGCCACTGCCTCGACGCCGATGCAACGGGGTTGCCAGAAATATGCCAGGTCGAGTAGCTGGTTGATGATCTTGGCTGGATCACCTTGGCGGCCAACCCAATACTCAAGCAAGAAAATTTTCTGGTAAGGTGTCATGCCTGCTACTGTGATAGCGGTGCGGCAGGCTGCAGACTTCTCACTAATAGCAGGATCACAAGTGATGACGATGTCGAGGGAAGAGCGAGGCACCATAAGCGTAGCTTTGGCGCTGGCGCTTGGGCTTACTGAAGCTGGCGTGTTGGCTACCACTAGGTCAGTGCTCATCCTACCTCCGCCAGGATGTTCATCTGCTCATCGTTGAACCAGTAATAGCGCAGCCACTTGGCGTCGAAGTCTACAACTGCTTGGTCACGCGGGTTGTTCATCTGCTGGGTGGCGAACATGTAGGGGTCTTTGTCGCGCATCTGCATCAAGCCTTCGAGAGTGAAGCGTTCGGGCCAGACTGGCTTGTTGGAGGCGTCGAGGGCTGAGATGCAGTTGACGGTGTACTCCTTTTCATGGTCGATGATGTATTGGTAGAGGTCGCCAGAGCTCCAGCGGGTGCCGATCAGGTGGTCCACGCCTTTAGTTGGGGCTTCGAGAAGGTTCTTCGTCAGAAGGTGCCAGTCGATGATCTTTTCCATGTTCTCTGGCGACCGCTCAGTCTTTTCGTCTATGAGGTCGTCTTTGCGCAAGATGTCAAAGTGCCAGCCGGTGGACTGGCCGCCTACGCCGAGAGCTTTGAAGGTGGATTCAGGAGGGTTGGCGGAGCGGGGGAGGCAGATTTCGGTTTCAGCCCACTTATCGGACTTGGTGTTTGGGATACATTCTGGGAAGAGCCAGTGCAGAAGGGTGTTGGACTCGAAGATGGTTTTGATCTTGCGAAGGTTCTTCTTGGCATTGTCGAGCGAAGCGCCAGCGAGAAGAATTCGCACGTTGTTGTCGTTTAGGTAGTCCTGGATAGATTTACCAATGGTAATGATATGGGTTTTGAGGTGGCCGCGGGGCCAAAGGTCTAGCTGGCGGGCATATGGCAGCTTGCAGTTGCGCATTTGCCAGCAACGCGCACCATGGAAAGCTGGTGTCATGTCGGCGAAGCCTAGGACTCCTTTGCACAGGAAATAGAGATCCGTCTTAGCAAGCTCGCGCAGCTCTTCCCATTTAGAGCGAGCTGTCCGACTGGCTGCGACAAATCTCTTCAGCCTCGACAATGACTCTTCCAAGCCAGGCAAGTTGCTCCTCCGTCACAGGCACTTCGTTTTTTGCTTTGCCCTGGAAATTGAGAATATCCACTGCGGCTTTGCGCCTCACGTCGTCGCTCTCGGCAGCCGTGAGCACTTGTTCAAGCACTGCGATTGCTTGGGACTTGAGGTCTTTTAGCCGGTCGTCGTGCGTTGCCATGGTGTTGTGTGTTGTGCGTGAGCGCCAGCGCGTGCAGCGCCATGATATGGGAGTGTGGTTCTCATTGCAAGCCATATTGCGACGCTGCGGATGGTGCGTGTTTGCGCGGGTTCTGATGGTATGCCACGCGATGCGCGCCAGCGCGTTCGCTGGCTACGTAGTTCCCCCTAGGTAATAGCTGCTAAGCCGGCGTGCTTACGCAATTTTTGTGCTTACGCAATTTTTAGCCGCGCCGTGCATGAGTGCAACGTGCGCGAAGCGGTGCGTGAGCTCAGCTACGTTAGTGACGCGAGTGAGAACGTTCAGTTGGGTGGGAATTGGGGAGGGTTCTTAAGAAGACGCAAAGCTTCGCTGGCTTGTCATGGCTCTCGTGTTGACGGCTTGATTAGCTTTGCTTGATGGTCTATTGACAAAAAGCTCAAGCATGTTATCATGCAATCAACCAGCACGTGCATGGTGCACGTGCTAAAAGCATGGGAGGTGCTTTATGCCAACGGTTGATCTAGATGCACTAGGCGTGCATCGCGAAGGCCGGAAGGGATCCGGCAATCACTGGGTACATTTTTCGCGCGATGATTGGGAGGTCATTGAGCGAGGAGCCGGCCGGCCCGTAGAACCTAAGGAGCTACGGCTAATCGTTCTGGGCTTGTTCAGCGGAAAAGTCAAGGTCACCAAGGCCTGACCTCGTCGCAAGCCTAGCGAAAGCCCCGGTGCCCTGAGCTGGTGCCGGGGCTTTTTTTTCATGCGAGCTGGCGCCAGCTTCGCGATTGTGTGCGTGCGCACTGGCGCCATTGTGTGCGTGCTCACGCTTGCGCATGTCGCTGGCGCATGCCAATTCGATTATGAACGGCGTTCGCACGTGCGCATGACGTGCGCATCGTGCGCCAGCGCTGGCCGTTCATATTGCCATTGCGTGCGCAAGCACGGCCATTGTGTGCGCAAGCACGCAAAGCGCACAGCACGCAAAGCGCGCCAGCGCAAAAAGTTATGGCAAGCTTGCCAGAACTTTCTCAAAGCTCCAGCGCACCCAAAGCTCTAACCCACCTCGAGAATGCGCCAGCGCACAAGCACAACATCGAACGTGAAACATGAAACGTGAGCGCGTGAGCGCGTGAGCACGTGAGCGAGCGCCAGCATAAGCTATTGAAAAACAACGAAGTTCTGCAAGTTCTGCTGCCAATCTACACGAAAAAATTTCGCAAGCTATTGAAAACACGCGCGTTTCTGCACTTCTGCAACTTCT